TTATATCCAGAGCTAACGTAGCAGCGGTACGTCCAGCTCCTACATCTTCTAACGCTGAAGAACATGTATCTTCTAATGGTATATTAGGTGATATTAAAACAACGTTAGATAATATTAGTGGTCATGGTATCACAGCAACTATATCTGGAAATGGTATACATTTATCTAATACTGAAAAAATATTTAAAAAACTTGTAAATGGTAAACGCTATTGCAAGTATTAGTGATACGAATGTTAAGACTTCATTACATTCTGTAATACTAAAGCCTATTGCTGTGCTATTTGCTACAGCTACTTGTACTGTGTCCTTTACGTTGTCCATTTGTAGTATTTTTATCTAAATATGATTTCAATTTAGTTACGTTAGTTTTTTTTGGTTTGTAGTATTTTCTCATTAGTAGTCAGAAGAACTTAAAAAATCTCTTAAAGTTAACCTATTACCTTTCTGTATAGGTCTTTCTAAATTCATACCATTATAGAAAGCATTAGGGTCTGGATTGACATCTGCACCACTATTTGTATTGTACTCAGGAAAGCTGCTTATATTGTTTCTTACATATTCTATCATACGTTCAGTATAGTATTCAGCAGTATTTCTAACCTCTTCTCTAAGGTGTTGTGATTCTTCTGTACTAAGAGCGTTACCTGTTTCTGAGGTTTTACTATAGATATTACCATTCTCTATTTTAAATCTTAAAAAAGGTATAGCGTGATAAAATGCAAAGTGTGGCAGCATATCTCCTATATAGTCATCTACTAATGACTTGTAGGCTTCATTACCTGCATTGCCTAAAGTACCTGCTATAATAAGGTCTTTCAGTTTCTGTGTCAGCTTTGTTCCTAATTTAGTCTCAACATATAGTTTCTGTGCTTGCCTTACATAAGGAAGCAGTAAATCTATATCTACATTAAGATTGATTGCTGTGCTGTCTTTTAGCTTTTGTTCTGATATGAATAGTACGTATGCCATAATTATCTTGGTTCTAAAAATCCTTGGTTAATCATTCTTTTTGGTGGTCTCGCTACTAGATTGTCATTCTTTTCTACTGTGAACCCTTCTGAGAGTGCTTTAGTATAACTGATAATTTGATTGTCGTTGATTTTACTTTTTGCACCTCTTAGAGATGTTTTGTATATCCTTCTTAGCCAAAAATGATGGCAGTTACCACCCCCTTTATAAAGTTCTAACTTATTGGTTTTCAATGAGTTACAGTCTTGTTCGTATTGGTCTGCTAACCATATTGAGTATGTGTTTGCTCCACGTGGACCCCAACCTGGATTTACTGCTATATCATTTAATCTAATGATATCTTCTTTCCTCCAAACTTTTTTTGCAGCCATCATAAGTTTACAAAATTCTCTTGTTTCTCCTTCCTGTCTTAGAAAATCATCTTTAGTATATACATATCTAACTTTGTAAAAATCATTGCCTGACCTGTTTAAGCCATCTTGTTCGCTTCTTGCGTTTGGTCTTGCTGTTCCTGTACTTACTGCAAAATCATATTTTTCGTTAACAGCTTTATTTAATTCAGTTTCGTAGTTAAAATCCTGATGCTCACCATCTACTACTTCTTCATCTACTAATTCCCAATCTTCAGGTATATCTTCGCCAAACTCTTCTATAAATTTAGAAAGTTCTGTAAGTTCTGTTTCACTACTTAGTTTGCAATTACAATCTGCATTTATTTTTTTTATTTGGTCATGGTTTTCACAAGGCATATAATACTCCTTACCGTCTTGCGTATGTATATGACTTCCTGAACAGCCTAGTTTTTTAGCTTCAGCTTCAGCTTCTTCTTTTGTTTCAAATAAAGGTAATTCAATACCATCTGTAATCATGCTACCTACTTTAGCTAAATTTGCCTTTACTTCTACTTCAGTATCTAATGGTTCTAATCCTATTTCCTCTCTAATTTCGTCTTGCGTCATTACGCCTTTCAAATCTTCGCTTGTAAATTGTACTGTGATAGGTTTTAACTGTACAAAGTTAACAGGCATATCCATATTGTTTACTTGAAATATTTTTCTAAGAGTTTTTACTATATGGTCTTGGAATGGTTTTACAACTGTATTTAGGTAAAAGTTTGCTGCCGCATTTAGTTCGTCTACATTAGAACCTAGCCCTGTGTCGTTTTTAATACCCATAAGCATAGGACTAGTAACTCTATGTGCTGTAAGTATATTTTGTACTAAAAGTTCTTGTAAGGCTAAAAATTGCTTGTCTGCGTCAGACATACTAATAGGCACAATTTCAGGAGTTCTTGTACGGTCATCGCTGAAAGTAAGCACAAAACGTCCTGCCGCTTTTTCTCCTGTAAATTTCTGAGATATGCTTCTTTCTATTTGCCTTCTTTCTTCTGCTGAAGGCACCCCATTAGCGAAGGATATAAAATACGAGCCCGCAAAACCATTTGATATGTTAGATAAATGAAACTCTGCAACCTTTTGGTCACATAAAGCCCAATTATTTGCAGCTACATAGTCAGGCGTATGATACACGTTCATATTAGGACTGTATAGTCCTGAGTATAATATTTGATTTGCAGAAGTTCTATCATTAATATTGAAGGCAGGTACTCTATAAGGTTTATTCATTCTTGTATTTCTCCAATCTGCTGAAACATAATAACCATCAATCCTACCCATTTTATTTGGTTTCTCTGCCCTTATCTTTTCTACAGGTATGTGATATATCTCTGCTATCTGAGTTCTGTCCTTAGACCACACTATATTAAGTGCAAACGCTCCTTGTAGTTTAAAATCAAATGCTATTTTCTTTATAACTTCATGTAGGCTTTCTTTTGAGTTAGCTCTGTTCATAAAGTTTTGCAGCTTAATTCTAGCATCTAAATTTCTATCATCTTTATCTTCTATTATTAAATTTTCTGCTGCTATCATCTCAGCAGTTGCATTTATAATAGCTGCCTGAGTTGAAGAGTTGTAGTATAAATCAATTAAGAACTGCGGATATAAGTTGTTCCAATTTTCTGTTCCATAACTAATCCAATCTTTACCTCTTTCTTCTATTACGTGAGGAGCTGTCTCAGTTTCTAAGTTGATATTTAAAATGTTATCTTTCATAATTTATTTTATTGTCCGTAGTATATATAATTTGTACCACTTGTTTCTTGGTGCTGTGTGTATTGTACTTGTGCTGTACCATCTTTGTCAGATACCATCATAATTCCTTTAGTACAAAGACCCATTACAACACCTGCTGTATCTGCTGGTTCAAGTACATCTCTTTCTGTTGCAGGAGCTGTAGCTGCTGTTAAACTAACAGTACCATTCCAAGCAACTTCATATACCTCGTATATATATGTTCCTGCTATTTTAAAACTAGTATCGCCATTAAAAACGCTATTAGAATTTAAAGTAGCTTCGTAATCAAATTGTAAAGCGGTATATCTATCAAATATGTTTCCATCTCCGCCTTTGTTATATGCGTATTGTACTGACTTGTCCATTTGGTTAATAAACTTGAACAAAAGCCTAATCTGACTTTTTGGCACAGGTGTTGCAATTAAATCAGAAGATGCAGGAGATTGGTAGTAATCGTATATCCTATTATCTTCTGTAACTATTACACCTGCTCCTGTAATTGTTAGTATATCAGTCTCTGTTACAGCGTGTATCATATTATATAATGTAAAAAGTCTTAATTTATTTGCTTGTTAATTTTTTTTTATACATTTGCATCATAAACAAAACAGAAATGAAAACAGAAAACAAGATTGAACTAATGAAATTTATTTACAAAATAGATGTACTAGGAGTAAATAATTCAATGTTAAGAAAAGAATTTGACAAACTTGACAAAAAACAATGGAGAGAATTTATAGATAAATTAACTAAAAAGCTAGAATAATAATTTATAAAAAAAAGAGTAGCCGAAGCTACCCTTTCTTATGATGAACGCTAGATTACTCTATAGACTGTCTAGCAGCCCCACCCTCATCAAGCTATAATAAAACTACAAAATGTTTTAAGCTGATATAATTGGTATTGGATTACTACTATCTGCATTGTCAAATGGAGTAGCTGTATAATCTTTTACCATAATAAATGGCTCAGTTTCTAAGCCGTCAAATGTTAAAGTGTAACCACCTCTATCTCCAAATGCTGCTCCGCTATCCATAGTACCTGCATTTAATTCCATACCATTTACTCTACCTAAACAAACTATTACAGTATGTCCATTTGAAGCTAATGTTGCATTTAATTCAGCAAATATAACTAGTTTAGTTTGAGCTAAAAGTTTTATTTCGTTTTGGTCTTCTTTTGTTAGTCTATTTAATATAATATTTACAGTAGGAGTAAAGAAAACAGTTCCATTTTCTCTTGAACCTGTAATAGTGTCAGTAAGACTTGCAACACCTAAAGGCATTGTATATTTGTATAATGAGCTAGTCCCCATGTCAATATCTGTAATTTCGTCTACATT